GATGATATTCTTAAATATTCAAAAGATTGTTTTAATCACATGGATGTTCAAGATAATTATAATCCTGAAATAACTGGTATGTGGGGTATGATAAATCCTCCTGGTTCACGGAACAACGTGCACACACACCCATATAACTATTTATCAGGGGTGTTTTATTTAAAAGCCCCTAAAAAGTGTGGAAATATCGTGTTTCTAGAGCCTAAACCACAGTCAGAGGTACTATCCCCCCCAAAAACAGAAAAAGCGTCTATACACCTTGCTCACAGCGTGCAATGGGAACCTGTTGAGAATTCCTTGATTTTTTTCCCATCATGGTTACAACATGAAGTACAAACAAATAATTCTAATAATGACCGAGTTATTATTAGTTTTAATATTAATTGGAGAAAAGACGATGCCGATAGTTGAACCTGCTGAATTATTAGGTCACATTACGACTGAAGATGGAAGAAAAATTCCACATTATAAAGTAAAAACTGAAACCACAATTACAAATGTAGATACAGGTGCAGAGTACGAGTCAGAAGCTGCAGCTCAAGCTGACGTTGATAATCCAGGAACGTCTACAACAGCTGAGAAAATAAGAAGAGATGTAAAAGTATTTGCTCCTTCTTTAGCAGACATGTTGGGTGAAACTCCTGAATAGGTGATAATTAAAAAAAAAGAAGAAGCAGTAGAAAAAATATTAAACCAAGAATTGGTTGCTATTTTTCAAGGTCACTCAGAGTGGGGAGCAAGAGCTTTAGGTAATCGTTCTATTTTATTTGATCCAAGAAATAAAAATGCAAAACAAATAGTTAATAAACAAAAAGGTAGGCAATGGTGGCGACCAACTGCAGGAACTATACTATATGAATACAGAAATGATTATTTAGAAATGCATGGCTTAGATGAATCACCTAATATGACCTTTGCAATTGATGCTAAACAAAAAGCAATTGATGAAATTCCAGCGTGCGTGCATGCTGACAATACATGTAGATTTCAAACATTAAAAAGAAAACAAAATCCGCACTACTATGATTTGTTAAAATTATTTTATGATAAAACAAAAACTCCTGTATTATTAAATACCTCTTTTAATTTAAATGGTTATCCTATTGTCGAAACTTATGAAGATGCCTTATTTACCTGTAAAGAATCAAATATAAGATATTTATACACACCATAAAAATGAAAATATTAGGTGTAAATTTTTCACACAATTGTTCTTTTGCATACATAGAAAATAATATTTTAAAAGAATATTATGAAGAGGACAGGTTTAATAAAGAAAAAAATTTTAGACCGCCCCATCCTTTTTTTGTTTCTAATTATGAATATCAAGTTTTAAAAAAATTTAAAAATATAACTTTTGATGTGGTTGCATTATCATCTTCTGGTAAAGATAATATTTGTTATGAAAAACTTTTAATAGATAATATTTTAAGCCAAGTAAAATGTAACAATGTAAAATTTTATAATAATCAACATCATATTCATCATGTTGTTTGCGGATTTTATTTTAGTAATTTTGATAAAGCAATTGGGGTTATTTGTGACGGAGCAGGAGAACGATTTAACAACCATGATAAAGTTCATTTTAGATCAGTTGAATCTATTTATGAAATAAATAAAAAAGAAATTAAATGTTTTTTTCAACATTTTACAAATCGAGATACCGATTATTTTAACATTAATGAAAAAATTTACAGAGAAGAAAAAATAAAAGAAAATAAAATAGATTTGTTTTTGTCAAATGCTGTAACAGGGGGTGCAAAATATGAAAAGTATAGAGCCAAAGCTGGCTTTAGTGATCATCAAGAGGGGCAGTTAATGGGAATTGCAGCTTATAAAAATAAAAAAACAAACTTAAATAGAGAAGTTTTAGAAATAGCAAACAAAGCGCAAGAAGAAACTTTAGAAGATAGAATTAAATTAATTAAAAAAGCAATTACATATAGTGATTGTAAAAATATAATTCTTTCAGGAGGGTATCATTTAAACTGTTCTAATAATTTTAAATTAGTTAAACACTTCGCAGGTTTTAATTTTTTTGTTGATCCAATACCTTATGATGGAGGAACAGCTGTAGGTGCTGCATATTACTGTTCAAACTTTGAAAACTAATTAAGCACTGCAAGCTTCACATTCCATTTCAGAATCTAAACCAGTGACCATTACTTCAGTGTCAGAGTTATATGGTTTACCCTCAATTACAGGATGACAACTACAGCCTTTTAAATGTTCTGATAATGTTTTTTCTATTTTTTCTTTTTCTCTTTCCACTGCTAATAAACGTTCGTGGTAACGACTCACCTTATCAGCAAGGGTAGCTATAGCCTTCAATACTTCTTGATTTTCCATAATATCTCCTTGATTTGTAATTTTTGGGTGAGATCTAATTTAAACATGTGTACAGGATAATTCAAGAAATCTTTTTTAAATTGTTTTCTTGACAGATAATTTATGTTATGAAAGTAGCAGAAAAAAGAATGAACTACTATAATTTATCATCAAATATTATCGCTTGTGATAATTTTTTACCTCCCAAACAAATTGAAGATTTATATATTGATTTTCTTAATTATAGAAAAAAATTTGATATTCCTGGCTGGAATGACACTAAGAAACAAACAAAAGAATTTTTAAGTGAAAAATGTGGCGGATTAGACTTTTGGATTAATTGGAACGAATTAAGTAAAACACCTTCTTTTATAGAATGTCTAGATAAATGGTTTTTACATCAAGGATTATTTTTTTATACAACAACGCAAACTTCTAAAATTTTTAATTTATTAAGAAGACGTTTAAAATGGAATATACACGTTATTTGTTATAATCATGGTGGCTATTATAATTGGCATTGTGATACTTCAAATCAAAATATATTTACTTTTAATATTGTGTTAAACAAAGGCAGCGCTTTAAAAGGAGGAGATATGTTTTTTATGGATGATGACAAAATAATAAATGTAGAAAATAAAAATAATTATATGGTCGTTTTTCCATCTTTTGTTCCACATGCTATTTCTCCTTTATATTCTAAAGACGAAAAAGATGTTTCTTTTTTAGAACAAAGATTTAGTGTTCAATTTTGGGTATCTTTTGAATGAAAGCACAAACAAGTTTATTTGGAAGAATAGTAAAAAGATATGACATTCCTTTGGATGAAATAGAAGATTTAAATTTAAAATATGAAATTGAAAAAGAAAATCTTAATTCTTTTGGACCAAGATTAGCAGGAAGACTAGATACTGAATTAGAGTTTACTCATCTTTTAAAAGAAACAAAAATAGCAGCAACAATCGGTAAATGTCTAAATGACTACGTCGATACTTTAGAAAAACTTGGAATTTTTAATGAAGAAAAAAAATTGCATATTTTAAGTTGTTGGATAAACGACATGAAAGAGGGAGAGTATAATCCTCCTCACACACATAATACAAATGTTGGTTTTTCTACTGTTCTGTTTTTAAAAGTACCTGAACTTATAAATGATGTAAAAGATCCACATAAATTTATGGACGGACAATTAAGTTTTACGGACGTTGACGGTGCAGGTGTGACGTGGATGAAACCTGAAGTAGGTCATTTTTATGTGTTTGAAGCCAGGCATCAACATTCTGTAATGCCTTTTAAAACTAAAATAAAAGGAGATATTAGAAGATCCATGTCTTTTAATTTTATAAATAATGTTAAATAAAAAAATAAAATTTTGTGCAATTAATGAAAATATGTTGGATGTATGGCCTCATCCAGAACCAGCATCAAAATTTATACCAGAGGAATATAAAAAATTAAAAAGATTTGCAGATGATAATTTACATGCACCTACAGTTAAAACATGTATACCGTTTTTAGATTCTTTAACAGCAGGATATATAATTCCATTTGATCAAGATTATGTACTGGACGGTGTTGAAGATGAGTTTACTATAACACCTACTAATAGAGAACAACATGATTTTGGATTTCACGGTAAAATACAATTACCTGAAAAATGGCATAAAACGACAGGTAAGAATGCAGGTAAATTTCATAACAAATGGTTAATAAAAACACCGCCTGGTTATAGCTGTTTATTTATAAAACCAATGAATAGACTAGAACCTAGATTTGAAATTATTGCAGGAGTTGTAGATACCGATACTTATGTCAACGTAATAAATTTTCCTTTTATAGTTCATGAAAAAAACAAACAGTTTTTAATTAAAAAAGGAGAGCCTATGGTTCAAGTAATACCTTTTAAAAGAGAATCTTGGAAAAAATGGTCGGGTTTTTATTTTGAAAAATTACACGGCAAAACAATATCTCTTTTAAATAGTGTGTGGGTTGACAGATATAAAAAATTTTTTTGGAACAAAAAAAGTTTTAAATAATGCACATATTTGCAAATGTTGATGATTGCGCTTTAATTATTAATGATTTTTTGCCTTTAGATTTATTTCAAAAAATAGTTAATTTTAAATACGACGCTTCTTTTGATTCACATTTAAAATGGGAAAAATATCTTTATCAAGACAATCAGGACATTACCACTATGAAAAATATTAAGTTTTCTAATAAATTAGGTTTTATAGAAAAAGAAAAAATAAAAACAATTGATCCTATTTTTGAAGATTTTTTACAAATTATAATAAAATGTTCTTTTATCCCTTATCAAAAAAAATCAAGTCTTGTGTGTTCATACTATGAATATGATAAGTTTTCAGGGATTAATTGGCATAATGATGGTGACTATACGTTAAATTATTCTTTTTATATTCACGATGAGTGGAATGAAAATTGGGGAGGTGAGACGTTAATAAATACAGGAAGAGGGCTTCCGCTCTCTACAAGTCCAAATCCCAATTCTTTATTAGCAATAAAAAACGGTGTAAAACATAAAGTTAATTGTGTAATAGGTCCTAAAAAAAGAAAAGTTATACAAGTAAGGGGAATGTTTTACGAATAATTAGGATCGTAGTCTTTCCATGTTTCATTTGCAGTAGCTGTTCCCGCATTTGCCGCATTAGTATGAGCTGTTTTTGCAGCTTCAATCTGTCCTTTTCTTGTTTCTGCCCAAGTTAATAAATTAGCGACTGTAGTTGATCCATAAGCGGTGTCAGAAGTAGCATTTAAATTTGTATTACCAGTCATATTACCAGTTGAGGCATCTTTACTTTGCACCTCATTTTGTCCAATTAAATCATTCCAAATAATAAAGTGAACTGTATCTGGAACTGTAGGCATTGAGTTCCCTTTATCTGCCCATTCAATTATATAATTTTCATCTATTATTATCTTTTCTTTGTTTGCTATTACAATTTGAGTTGCCATCAATATCTCCTAATGTTTGATAATATAGTTAACCACCACAAAAGGTGAGAATGAATTTGTACCTGCCGCTGTGACAGATCCAGTTAAACTTGTTGTAATATTACCTGTTAGCGTTCCAGATAAAGTATGTGAGTGAGTGTGACCTGTGCCTGAACCTTCATTTTTAACAGAGCTTCCACCACCTGCTGCCTGCACCCCATCGCCAGTATTCCATCGATCAGTATTACTATAACCACTAAACCCTCTTTGATATGAGGTAGATTGTAAACTATAATTGTTGCCAGGGTTTGGACTCGCTACATCAGCAACACTGAAATCGTGTCTATGAGAAGCTAATTGTGCAGTTGTTAAAGAAGTATTATCAATAGAACCTGTAATAGTTACCGATTGATTTGTAGCATTTGTAGCC